TTCGTGCCGTTCTTTACTCAAATATAACACTTTTTTTTAAATTAGTGTCAATTAGCACTAATACATCAAGAACGATTAGTGCTTTTCGCCCCTCATCGGGGCTTTTGACGGACAGAATCCAGGGCAAAGCCCTTACGATTCCGTCTCGTCGGTTTCTGTGGTTTTATCCACAGAGTTATCCACATTGTTGATAACTTTTTTTCGAGATTTAATTTCATTAATCTCAGTTGTAAATTGTTCCGCCAATTCTTGACGTTCAGCTAAATCCAATGTTAATGGATTTGGAAGAGTATCTTCTTCATCATAATATTCGTCAAGGCGACCGCCCACTGGGAGCCCCCTTGCATATCTTTCAAGTATAGTCTTAATAGACATACTTTGATCAGGTATAGTCATAGATGGTTGAGTAAATACCTTATAATTCTTTGGAAAAGAATTTGCGTTTAATGAGTTTTTTATCTTCATGTTTTTCAATTTTATCTCTACCTAATTGAGAGTCGTTATACATACGTCGAAACAATTGTTCGACTTGTTCAAAATATACTTTACCATGTAATTCACCATGTTCATCTTTTAATTTTTGATATTCTTCTTCAAATTTTTCAGGCATAACCTTTTTAAAATGATTTGTAATTTGAAGTTTCTGAGTTTCAGAATAAACACGGTCTTTATAATATCTAGGCATAGCTATCTTTTTATTGTCCTTCATAGGAACATACATTCTATCTAATAAAGCATTATGATGCCATTTTTTCATGGCATCAGTAACATAATTAGCACCTAAACCTTTTGACATTAAAGAAAATTCCTTTATACGGTCGTCTCTTTCATGTAACTTTTTCCTAGGTAATTTTTGCATGTATTTTAAAACATAACCTATTGACGCACCAGTAACTGAACCAATATAGACATTACCAAGACTAATACGCCTACCACCAGGCGAATAATATGACCATGCTTTTTCAACTTTTTCAGCATCAGCATTAAATAATATCAAATGATAATGAGGACGATTTCTTTTTCCACCATATTCACCAATAGCATAATATTTCAATTTTTTGTCGGAATCTTTCCGTAAACGTTTCATAAATAATTGGACAGCACTCTTTTCTAAAGTCATAAAGCCGTTTTCACTTATGGGTACGTATGAAGATTCATATGTTAATGTAACAAATAAAGCGGTCTCAGATATATCGCCCTCCTTCATCAACCTAAAAGACCAACCCGATGTTCTCCTTTTCAAACAATTAGGACATTTACCACATGGAAGCGCCATCCATTCACCAGTAATTTTATGCCTTCTTGGAAAAGGAGTTAAACATCGAGATGACATTATATAGTAGGTGTGCCGTACTTAGGCATAGGACGCACTGCCTTAATTTTATTTAGCACATGGCAATACAATTTTTGAGCTTCTGGATCTGTAACGGCAAAAATACGTTCTGTATCTTCAGGAGTACATTCAACAAATTCTTGTGATAAAGTAGGCTCATTTTCAAAAATTCTACCTAAATGCCAATAATCTAAACTTGTACGAAAATCTCCAGCAACTCGAGATGGCATATACTTATATTCTGCATATCTAGGAACATAACCAAATGTATCAGTTTTATTAGAAGTATAAGCATATAACTCTTGAACTTGTACTTCTTGCTCTCCAATATTCGCAAAAGAAGGCCAAAAATAATCTAAAGGATCTAACTTTAAAAAAGTCCGAGGAATACCTTGTTGATAAGCAGTTTTTGGCATAATAGACATAATACCAATAATATATCCATGCTCTTCAGCATAATAAGAACCAGAACGACCTGAACTAACTGCAATACCATGACCAGCCATATTACCTTGCGGTAACTCACCTTCAGTACCTGAAGTATTTAAAACTTCACTAATTACAACAGGTGTTTTAACTCCAGTAATATATTCGGGACGTTGTAAACGAGCATCAGAACTTTTAACACCAAAATGAGATAAAATACTTTCAATATAACGTGTACCTCCTCTAGCGTTTTTCTCTAACCATTCTTGTAAACGATAAGCTCTACGCAAATCATTAATAGTAGTAGGCTCTACAGTTAAACCATCAGCATTAGCCCATAAATCAGTAGGTATATCATTACGAACTTCGTTAACTAAAAATACACCATCAGGTGAACCTGATAAAGTAGTAGTAGCGGAACCACCATCTAAATTAGCATAAATTGGAGCATCACCATTAACTGCACCTAAAGGAATATCAACCGCCTGACCTTTTTGAGCAAAAGGTAATGAAGAAGTGAAATAATCATGTTCCCAGGAACGATTTCTTAATGAACATAATTCATTAATTCTAGCAACTGATGTACCATTATTACCATCATTTAATTTATAATTAATTGGTTCAATTAAATTTTGGTCTCTATAATATTCATTATAAACACATTGATAAGCAGCAAAAGGTAAAGCACTAACATTTGTAGATACAGAACCATTAGGTGGAGTTGGTAACCCTAAATAATCAGCAAACTTAGAAGCTGTAGGATAATCTGTTACATATTGAGGTTCAAAATTATTAGTACCAATATAAGGGGCAACTAATGTTGGACCAGTACCGTTAGGACCATTATTAGTAATAAATTTTTCCCAATTATCCCACAAAATACGATTTGGCACAAAGAAATAATGCATAGTTACATCCATACGATGCATAACTGGTGCAGTCATAGGAGCAAATCGAATAATAGACTCACAACCTAATTCTATTTTATCACCAGGAACAACTTCCAAAGTAAGAATAGGTGTTAATTGTCCCATGTTAGTAGACAATTTAACATCATGAGTAAGGTCAAAGAAATTTTTCTTAGGTTTCTTTAACTGGATTGAATTAAAAATATTCTTAGCCATAATTATAAACGGATACCACCGCGTGACATGTAATAAGTACGTGAAACTTTTCTCTTGCCGTAACCTTTACGACCGTAGGACTTACGTCCTTTGTAACCTCTACGATTTCTCATTTTCGTTTTGTTTTAAGTGAAACATTGTTATTTGAAGTAATCCACAAATACTATCTAACCTAGATGCTACTAGGGATTTTTGTTCGTCCTTTAATTCCATATTCTCTATAGTTTTAATAGACTCTTGAATAAACTCTATAAATTTTTCCATTTTTTACTTTTTTAATAAACCACCTATACCAGGTATTAAACCTAATAATTTAGTTACATTATTAAGAATTAATTGAGTTGACATATTATTCACCTCAAATTCTTTTAACTTTTTTTCAAATTCTAACAAATCACCACTACGAACTAAATTTTCTACTTCTTTTCCAACTTTAATTTTTTGTTCATTTGTTAAATTTGTACTTGCAATAATATTACGTATTTGAGCAGCATTTTTTTGATACTCTTGTGGAAGCAAATTACGATTAGTATAATCTTGAGCTTGATTCTTTAATAATTGTCCAGATAATGCAGCATCTAAATTTTGAGTTACAAATGGTAACTCGGCTCGTAATTTATCATTAGTTACTGCTTTAATAAGACTTTCATACATAGTAGCATCAGCTTGTTTTTTTACTAAATCAATTTGAGCAGCTTTAAGCTGAGTATCATAATATTGGCCAATAGCCATATTAGCGGTAGAGCCAAGATCAGCTTGAGGAGCAGTCGGATTATACGACTGAGGACTAGAACTACGAACGACAGGACTATTAGACATCTGACCATATATAAGATTTGGATTTAGACCCGCTTCTTTAAAGCGCATCATTTGTTCTTTAGGACTATTATATTGATTTTGCATATTCCAATCAGCAAGTGCATCAGCACGTTGCTTTTCATACATTTCTTTAGCATAACTTAATTGAGATGCATTAGTACCTAATTGAGAACCAGCATTAATAGCACCACTGACTAATCCAGAACCACCAGATATAACACTAGGCATAAGACCTTTAGCAATAAGAGAAGTAATAATACCCATATATTTTTTTTTTTGTTTTTTTTGACACTTTAAAAGTAGTGTTTTTATTTCGTTTTTCACTCTACTTCGTGCCGTTCTTTACTCAAATATAACACTTTTTTTTTAATTAGTGTCAATTAGCACTAATACATCAAGAACGATTAGTGCTTTTCGCCCCTCATCGGGGCTTTTGACGGACAGAATCCAGGGCAAAGCCCTTACGATTCCGTCTCGTCGGTTTCTGTGGTTTT